AATTACGATGCTATCACCTGGTAAAATTATAATTTGTGTTGCCATTAATATCTCCTAATGTTTTATAATATAGTTTACCACCACAAAAGGTGAAAATGAATTTGTACCCGCAGCAGTAACATTCCCTGTTAAACTGGTTGTAATATTTCCTGTCAACGTTCCAGATAAAGTATGAGAGTGATTGTGACCAGTTCCAGAACCACATGGCGACAGTGGGTTAAACCCTATACAATTAACATTCCCATTACATCTTGTGTTATTAGGAGGGTTCATAGAGATGGTCCTAAATGGTCCAGATGGATCAGAATTAAAACCAGTTACAGCGCAGTGTAAATGGCTAGGCATTTGAGCCTGTGTTAAAGAAGTATTAGAAATATCTCCTGTTATAGTTACTGATTGGTTTGTAGTATTTGTAGCCGCTTGGTTGTTTGTCACTGCAACGGTAACGGTATTTGCACCGCCAGTACCTGCTAAGTTATAAGTATTGCCATCATAACCTTGTGGCATTTTACCTTGTAACTGAGGAACGTTAAACGTTGTAGAACCATCGCCAGATCCATACGTTGTAGAAATTACCGCAAATAAATCAGCGTAGGTAGTTCTTGATACAGCCGACCCATCACATAATAAATA